CTACTGACCCTGCGTATGCTCCACTAGTATGGTGTAGAACCACAGCTTTGGGTATGATCACTCGCCCCTTTGAGAAGTTAGGGGTTTGCCGACTAACTTCTTTATACTTTTGTTTCACTTGTCTCGGAGTGTCCGTGTCGGGATTTCGTAGCTGAATGTCCCGTAGTCTGTCGCGAAGCCTATTCGCAATGTTTCACAGCCAGTCAATAAGACCATGAGAACGAGGCATAGCGCGAACAAGGCTATCAGCGCACGCGAGTTCATTTCTCTTTGCGGAACACTTCCCATGCTCCGATGAGGCCGATCACGGCTGTAGAGATCGCGGTGAACTGCTCGGGGTTGAGTTTAAGACCAGCCAGAGCAACGATAGTGCCCAGCCCAGCCCAAGTGGATTTCTCTTTCAGCTTGCCGAGGATAGTATTTAGAATTTTCATAGTTTCAATATCTTCTTCCACATATACACACATGTCAAGAGTCCAGCGATCAATCCCACAAATGCTCCGCCGATTCGCAAGCCAGTCTCTAGGTGGGGGAGCATGCTCACTAGCACGCCAGACAAGCTAGTCACAGTTCCTAGTATTCCAGTCATGGTAGGATGGTCGCTCATGCCTTCGGCTCCCATTGTCTCTCCACGCGATCCTCAAACCATACGATCTTCGGATTCCATTCTCCCTCTGGCTTCTCGATCTTCACTAGTGGAATGATCGTTGGCTCCACCCAATCCTCCGGTGTCGGGTATGGGGCCAAGGTATCCATGCGCGGATTACCTTCGTCATCCAATACAATTGAAATAAGTTCTTTTCTACCGTCAGCGAATACTACTCCGTAGGTCTTCATAATTATGTTCCGTAAGCTACTTCTACCACATCAACAGACGCCACCCAGCGCCATGTCTCTGATGCGATTCCAGTAACCTCTACTTTCAGCGCATCGTTGGTGTCGTTCGCTGTAATGCTGATGCTGGTGCTTGCCGCTTCATCTGTGCCGATGGTGTTCACCGTTCCGACTAGCGAAGTTGTTGCAGCGACATTCTTAATAGAGAACTGGCGGATGTAACTTGCTGCCGCTGTGCCATCGCTCTTGATGCCAGCGATGTTGATTGTGCCTGTAAGGTATTTGCCAGATGGGATAGTGAGGCGGGTTGCGCTGCCGTCCAAGAAAAGCTCGACTGCCGCGTTCGTCGTGGTCTTGTTGCGCATGACGAAGCGGGCGCGTTGGGCATCGCCGCTTCCAGATGTATTGCTAAAAGAACCAGATGCGTGCGATTGCATTCCTAAACGATCTGCCAAACCACTTCTGCCACATAATATTCCACTATTTGTTCCTGATGCCGTATTTCCTCCTGTAAGTCCATTTACACCGCCGCCAACAGCGACTGAAAATGATCCAGAAGAAACATTGCTTCGCCCAGAGCCAATAAAGGAAGATTCTCCAGACGCCGTGCCTCCTCTTCCAGCGCAAAACGCGCCAACTCCAGATGCCGTGTTTGAAATTCCGCTAGAAAAACTATAGTCTCCAGAAGCTATATTTAAAGACCCAACCACAAGCGCAGATTGTCCTGAAGCAACTTGTGTTGCGACGGTTCTTTCAAGCTGCAAATCAACCGCTCTAGCCCCCCTAGCATTCCCACCAGTCGTAGTCCCATCCGGCTTCGGCCCAAGGATAAACGCCCCCGTGCCTTTCGGCGTGAGGACAAGTGCGCTGTTGGTTTGACCTGCGTGCTGGTTCGTGATCGCAATGTTGTTCTGCGTGCTTGTCGTAGCATCATCTATTACAATGTCGCTCCCTTGCGCCGTCACTCCTCCAGTTCCATCTGCCCGTGGCACAGCGTTGTCTACCGTGCCCAGCGTTCCGGCAATCGTGCCTGTTCCGCCTACGATGACTTCCGCTCCAGCAGAGTCTTTGATATAGGCTTTATTATCACTCTTGATATAGAGTGCTGCGTCACCGCTGTTCGGGGTAAGCCCAGTAGAGTGCGTGAAGATCGCGGCGTTTGCAAAATGTCTGTCGGGTGAAGCCATAAGTATAATTAGTTGATTTGTTCCCATTGCCGCTCCGCACGATCAGAGAACCAGACTACCTTCGGCGTCCACTCTCCTTCGGCGGGCTTTTCGATCTTTACCAATGGAACGATGGTTGGCTCTACCCAGTCTTCTGGTGTGGGATAAGGGGCGAGCGTGTCCATCCGAGGATTGCCCTCATCATCCAGCACGATGCTGATCAGTTCCTTGGTTCCATCTGCGAAGATTACTCCGTATGTTTTCATAGATTAAATTCCGTAGGCGATTTCGACGGCATCCACGCTGGCGACCCATCTCCAGATTTCGCTGGTGATGCCTGTGACTTCGACTTTGAGTGCATCGTTCGTGTCGTTGGCAGAGAGTGCGATAGTTGTTCCTGCCGCGTTATCGGTTCCGATAGTCACGGGCGCATAGACTTCCGTGGTAGTGCCCGCCACATTCTTGAGCGCGTATTGGCGTAGGTAGTGGGCTACTGCGGTGCCGTCTGATTTCACGCCAGAGATGTTGATCGTGAAGGCGAAGATTTTGCCAGATGGGATCGTGAGGCGGGTTGCGCTGCCGTCCAAGAAAAGCTCGACTGCCGCGTTCGTCGTGGTCTTGTTGCGCATGACGAAGCGGGCGCGTTGGGCATCGCCAGAACCTGTTGTCGCAGAAAAAGAACCGCTTGCGTGAGCTTGCATTCCATACCGATTTGCAAGACCTCCAATGCCTCCAACTATGGCGGTTTGGTCTGCGCTTGCTGTGTTGCCTATCGTCCCACTACCTCCACCAACAACAACTGCCGATTGAGATGTCGCTTGATTGTAGCGTCCTGCACCAACAAAAGATTGCGCCCCAGAAGAAATATTTATTGTCCCACTTCCAGTAAAGTTTGCTGCGCCAGTAGTTGAAGAATTTCCCGACCCACCAACACAAACTGAAAATTGTCCCGATGAAACATTGTTTATACCGCCCAAAATTGTCGAATTAGCACCAGACGCCACCATGGTTGCGGCAGAACGCGAGAGTTGCAAATCTACTGAGCCATCACCCCTTTTATTTCCTCCAGTCGCAGTCCCATCCGGCTTAGGACCAAGGATGAACGCCCCCGCGCCTTTCGGCGAGAGGACGAGATCAGAATTGGTCGCGGTGGTATTCTCGGAGAGAGTGACATTTGTAGATACACTGTGACCCGTAAGGAGCGTGCCTGCGGTGATGTTCGTCGTGAAAAGCGATGCTCCGCCTCCGATGCTGGTTTCGACTTGAAAGGTAGCTCCGACTGGATTCACAACGAAGTAGTTGGTAGTCGTGTTTAGTCCTGTGCCGCCAGTCAATGCTGTGAATCGGACTGGTTGGCCGCTGACAAATGCGGAGCCAGTTGCGGTGATAATGTCTGTTCCCGCGTCTCCGGTTACGGTTGTAAAAGAAACAATCGCATCTTCCACGATCAATCCGCTAGGCTGGACGGTGTAGCCACCAGTGCCATCTGCTCGCGCTACCACATTGTCGGTCGTGCCAAGAGTGCCGCCGATACCTGTGATGTTGCCAGCAGAGACAGAGATGCCGACTGGGGTAAGCTCTTCCATTACTCCCGTGCCTGCGGTGCTGCGGCCTACGATCTTGTTCGTAGCGATGCTGGTCGAGATGTCAGGTGTCGCTCCACCAGAGCTAGTGATGGGCGCGGTTGCGGTGACTGAGCTTACTCCTGCCGCCGTATTGGAGAGAACTCCAGCGGTAAGCGAAAGTCCTGTGCCTACGCTGATCTCTTCTGCTGCGCCGACTCCTGCCGTGGTGCGGGCCAAGATGCGGGCGGTGTTCATCGTCAGAGCCGAGGCCGTATACAAGCCGGGACCGACCTTGCCATTGAAGGCAGTCCAGTCTGCACTAGATAGCGCACCGCGATTGGCTGCGCTCGCAGTAGGAATATTGAAAGTATGGGTAGCCGCCGCGCTTGCAATGTTGAAGTCGGTTCCTGTGGTTCCCGTGGAGAAGAACTGAATCTGGTCAGAAAGACCATTGAGTGCGGCAAGACCTGTCGAGAAGGTTGTGATGATCTGGCTCTGCGTGTTGCCTTCCGTATTCAGAGTAATCGTGTGACCGCCGAGGCTTGAACCAATCACGCGCACTGCCAATCGGTCTGTGAGTGCCAATGTAGTAGAGGCGGGGACTGCGACTGTGAGGAAGTGGATGTCTGAGGTGGTATTGCTGATCGTCACCGCTGGGCTTGTTGCGCCGATTTGGGTGAAGACGGCTCCGTCATACTTGTAGAGCGCCACCGCGAGTTGCGGGTTGCCGCTACTTGTGGAGCAATAAAGTTGGAAGGTAAAGTTACCTTGGGGGATCAGAAGAAGCGCGGGATCATTCGCATCCGTAATGAAGTAGGCGGTCGTGCTTCCTGCATTGATCGTGAAGTTCGTCTGCGCTGCACCCGCTGGCACTTTGTTAATCTCGTAGTAGGGATTGCCGAGAATCGTTCCTTGGCTCACCGAGCCGTTGAAGTAGTAACTGACCGAGCTTCCTCCGCCAGCAGCCACAGGGAAGTTGGAGATCGTCGCGTCTCCACGGATATACTGATTCGCCAGACCATAACCCACCGCCACAGGGCCATCCACATCTTGGATGTCTAGGACGCGAGTAGTAGTCGGGCTGATGCCGCTGGCCTCAAACTGGAAGCGTTTAGTTTTATCTCCATCGTCAAAGATGGTGAACTTCGCATCGTTGAATACGGGTGCGCCGGGGGCGTTATCCAGCTTGCCAGTAAAAGGATTAAATTTGTAAGGCATACCGTTATGTCAAGGTTACGGTGTCAAGGAGGGCGTCATCGTCAACCGGAGGCTGTGTCGGGGTGTAGGTGAGCGTGAGTGTGCCCACAGTCGTGCCGCCAGAACCGCCATCTTTGAACACCACAGTCGAGATGTTGTTCGTGGTCCCGTAGTAGTCAAGATCGATGAAGTCGTAAGTAGGAATCGGGAATCCACCTTCTGCCGCCACGGCCTCCTCGATGGCTTCCAATTGCTGGAAGATTTCCCAGTTCTGCACATCAGGTGTGCTTTCCTTAAAGCAGTTTTCGGTTAGTGCCATAAATTTAGATTGTGTGTGCGGTGGAGGATCGAACTCCCTCGCGGGTTATCGTTACCGATAATTAGATTTCGGGTGGTGGAAGCGGATTGTAGGAATACTCCAACGCTTCGTTCAGGTGATACCATTGCATGTCTTCGGTCATCTGAACAAAACAGTTCTCCGAGATCGGGGTGATTGACCCGCCAATATAGTGGAGGTTCACATAGAACTGATACATCTGGTTGGCTGGGGGCATTGCTTGGTAGCATCCCAAGGAAACCGTGACTGCATTTTCTCCTGCCGCTGCATAGAGGGTTCGGAGCAACTGGTAACTCCAGTTTGCGTAAGGTAGATCGGTAAAACAAGCCATAATTAGAATGTGGGTTGGGCGGGAGATTTAACGCCTCCCGCCCGATTGGATTAGTAGTAAACGCCTACGACATAGGCATTCACAAGCAAAGCACCAACGCGCCCGCCTGTATCAGCACCGGAAGCGACATCAGGTCCAGCATTCACATAGGTGAAAGTGGTTGTGTCTACAACGGTAACTTCCACTTGCTCAACATCGAACGAGGTATCGGTCATGCTGGCAATAGTGATAAGGTCGCCTGTGGAGAATCCGTGGGCGGCACCCGTAACGATAGTGGCAATGCCATTCGTGCGGGCGCGGGTTGCGGTGGCTTGACCAAGGCCGACTGTGGACTTGAGAAGACGGAGCTTGCGGGTTCCGGTGATCGTGCGGGGATTCGCAACGATGGTCATCGGATTGAAGGTGTCTTCGTTGTCCAAAGAATCTGTGATGGTCAAGGAATTGGTGATGTTTTCGCCAGTGGTTCCAGTATCAGCCACAACAATCGGGTCCGTAGCGGTGGTGCCGCGAGCGTATGCGATTTCGAGGATGATGCTGGTTGGGAAGAACTTGGTGTCCTGATCATTCAGAACGAGCAAGTCTGCGTTTCCAGAGGCGAGCAAGTTAACCGGAGTGGGACCAAAGAGGTTCACGCGGTCATAAGCGAGAGGTCTGCGATTTGACATATTATTAGGTAGTTGAGTTTTTGGTTGCGGGGGAGGGTCGTTATTAACCCTCCCCCATTTTGATTATGGAACAACGATGTCACCAACACCAGCGCAGCTATAGCAGTCTTCAGTTCCTGCGGGCGGGGTGTAGTCATTGAGAGCGCAGCAGGAGCCGTAGAGGTTTTTGCTCTTAGGCAGGCGGTGCAAGAAGACATGGATCAGAGTCGGGTCTTTGACCTGTGCCGCGAGGCGGAACTGGGCTTGGTAGAAGCCAGATTTGCGCCAGCGGTTGCACTCCCAATCGGGGTTCTTCCAGTCCCAATCGCCAGCGTAGTTCTGGGTCATCTGTTGGGCTGTGCCATAGCCAGTAGCCGAGGGCATCGTCCACTTGACCATTGCTTTGTTGACCATCGCAACCGAGATCGCGAAGTCTGCGTTTTGGTAATCCTTGTTAGGAATGTAGCTGCATCCGTTCTCCTGCACTTGTTTGACATAGCGAGGAACGCGGACGAGACGCGCCCAAGTCGTAGGATCACCAGCGGAGAAGGCTCCGGCGGGCTGGACTGGGGACTTGTTGAAGCGAGCCGCATTGATGTCATAACCGAATGCGTAGTCACCGATGACACGATTGACGCCGAGCTTGAGGCTGGAGAGGCGGGAATCGAAGTCGGTGTTTGCATCCCAGTAACCATTGTTGCGTTTGGCTTGGAAGTAAAGCGCACGGCCAACACGGGGATCGGGGATCACGATGTCGAGCAGTTGCATACCAGTAGCTTCGTTGAGGTCGAGGCGGAAGGCATCGTCTTCGTTTTGAAGATCGATGAGCGCATCGTCCAGCATGTCGAGGCTGAGATAGGCGATCTTGCTGAGATCAGCAGGAGCGACCTTCACGCGGACTTCGCAGAGGTTATAACCACTGTCGTTGTCGGTGTTATGCTCAGGAAGGAACCACGCTTGGTCATCAAGGAGACCGCAGTAGATGCCGTCTTCAGTAGTAAGGCCAACCCACTTGTGAGCAGCCTGACCGATGTAGTTTGAACGAAGGAACTCTTCATGGACATTCTGGGTGATGCGGGCGTTGGACTCCTCGAACTGAAGAATCTCTTCGGCTGGGAACAAACGATAGAGAAGGCTCTCCACGCAAATCCAGTCGGTGGTCATTTCCTTGCGAAGCAACTCGAAAGTGTAACTCTCGGTGCCGGGGCGTTGGATGACTTCGGGAGCGGAGTCGCAGGAGTCGGTGTTGCAGTAGGTGTCGTTGATCTTGCGGAAAGGAGTGCAAGGATCGTAGAATCCACGGCCAAAACGGAAGCCTTTTTGTTCGGTGGTATGATTGAGCGGCCAAGGTTGTTCCTCGAAACGCTTGAAGTAAACGCTAGAGGTGACGAGCTTTTTCACATAGAGGTCGTTGAAATACTCACGACCTTCGCGGAAGAAACTGTCAATCTCAGCGCAGCTATTGAAATAGAGTTGATCTGACATGATAAGTTTAGTTTTAGGTTTGGTTTTGTTAAACCCGAATGGCAACCCCAGAGGACCGCCAAACGAGTGTTTGGTTCTCTGAGGCCGGATTCTACCCCTCTTCGGCTTTCGCCCAGTCCGGAAACAGCTTTTTATGCGAGTGCTGTTACTCGCTAGCGCAGACACGCTAATTTCCCTATTCGCTCACGCTTTCGGCAAATCTGCTTGATCGCAACTTATGCGAGTCTCAATCTCTGTCAAATGTTTTTTTACAAAAAAAAAGAGGAGGAGCTTTTACACTCCTCCCCTTTAGTGGCGCGGGATGGGAATTAGGTGGTCGCCAGTCGTGGTCCAAACCTAGCGAGTTTCGCCGCCAATCCTTCTGAGATGGTGACCCGTTGCTTGTTCTCCGTGGTGGCGGGAGCAGAGCTTGGCTTGGAAGCACCTTTCAGCTTGTTGATATAATCGGTCTTTTCTTTCAACATCTCTGACTGCGCTTTGACAAGTGCTTGTAGCTTCTTGTAGCTGCGCCCCTGATTGATAAGACGATTCATCTCATCTACGCTAGCTACCTCGTCACTCTGCTGGGTGGCGGCAAGCGCAATGGCATCGTCCCGGCTGGTGTCGAACTTGATGCCTTTCTCTTTCATGTAGTCTGCGATGTCATCTGTGATTTGAATCTCGTTCTCCACAGCTTGGGCTTGCTCTTTGTAGGAGTTCCGCCATGTGTTCAAAAAGTCAGTGCGGTTTTTTAACTCTTTCTCTTTAACTTGGCGGCTGATATCTTGCTTGGTTTGCTGCCAGTTGTTCAAAGCATTCATGTGCCCGTCGAGAGATTTCTCCCACTTGCGGAATGCTTCGGTCAGCCGGACTTGGCTGTAGGTGTCTTCGTAAAAGGTTTTGTTGATCTCCTTGAGCAACTCGCGCTTTCTCTGCATAAGGGCGGCTCGCTCCTCTGGGTTTGCGGCCTTATAGGCTGTTATGTGGGCTGTCGTGGCTTCGTTGAAGAGCCTCAAGCTTTCTGGGTCGGCGGATACAATTTCATGCGCTTCTGCATAGGCTGACTCCACAGGGGCTACGAACCTCTCTTTGTAGTCCGCGCTTTGAGTGATGTCGTAATACTCCAATTGACTCTTAAGATCGGCGATTTCCTTTGATAAGGTTTGCTCCAATTCAACCTTGGCCTCGCTCGCTTTATTAAGCTGCTCTTGGTAGTGGTTGGCTTCCGCAGTAGTCTGGCTGGTCTTTACAAGGTTCTCCAACTCTTCAATCTTGCTGGTGTATTTGGGCACCTCTTCGTTCTTATACTTCTCCAACTCTTCTTTGAGACGCTTATTCTCCTCGATCTGTTTCTGGACGAACCCCGGCTTCTTCTTGTCCATGCTGATCAGGGGCTTCTTTTCTTCGTTATCGTTACCGATAATCTCATCTACCGATTCGTTATCATTTGATACTTCGTCGGTAGTTTCACGACCGAACATTGGATTGCCATAGTTATCTGCGCTTGGCTTTCCATCGTCAGTTTGTTTTTTGGTGAACTTCGCGATGAAGTCCGCTGTGTTCCCTTTGATCGGGATGTTGGATTTGGCCTTGAGATCGTTGATGATCTCTTGGGTTTCGTTGTTGGTGTCGCTCATAATTCTTTAAGATCGGGGTCTTCAATTGGGGCGATCACTTCTTCAGTGAAGCCTTGCTTGGTTTTCTTGAACTGCTTTGGTATGTCTTCGCCCAGTGTGCTAATGGCGTTTAGAATATACCTCACCGCATCTATACCCGTTGAGGGCTGTGCTGTAAGTAATAGGTATGCTTGTAGTTTGTCCCAGTCTTCGTGGTTAGCTATTGATCCACAAATACTCTTGAGTTTATTTGAGTCTATCATTCAGTTTATTGTGTTGGTTGCTGTATTCCCGTTCGGGTATTCTGCGGCATTTCGCCTTCTGTGGCGACTTGCGCTTCCCGCTCGGGAAGTTCTTCTTCCTCGATTTCGACTTCCTCTTCTTCTTCCATCTCTGGCTCTTCTTCCTCTTCCTCTTCTACTTCCATTTCTTGCATTGGTTTTGTTTTCGCCATTTGCTTCTGGATTTCTGCGCGGGCTTTGGCTTTTTGCAAGGCGAGTTGTGTGATTCCTTGCTTCTCGCGTTGCTCTGTCCTTTGGGCGTGGCTGATGGAGGCTTTTCCAATCGAGATGTCTGCCAGCTTCTGCTTGGTGTCGATGTCGATTCCAGACTTGGCAACGAGGTATTGAAGTTTGATGTCCTCTTCGCTCATGCCTTGACCACCCTTTTGCTGCTCGGCTTGTGCCATCTCTTGGTAGACTTCTGCGATCTGGTCGCCCATCTTTCCTGCTTCGCCCATGCCTTGCATGAATTGTTTGAGGAAGTCGGCCTTGGTCTGATCCTTGGCGATGAACTCGACATGCGCCATGATGTGCCCGCCTTTGAATTGGATGGAGCGCACAGCCTTGGCAAGTTCGTTGACATCTGGCTGACCAGCTTGTATCGCCTGCATGTTCGTTTGCATCTGCAACATGAGATCGTTGAAGTGACCAGTCGCATGCTCGATGTGAGGATCGGTAGGCATTACTGGGAAGTTGGCTGGGTTCACGAACACATCTGTCATACCTGCGTTCTCGAAACCAATGATGCGGGCTGTGTCATCAATCTTCGCAATGCTAGTGCTTCTATATCGATCAACATTATCCCGGCCTGCTAGGGCTGCTATTGCGTCTTTAACCGCGTTCTCTTGCCCTTCGTTTGCGGGAGTGATGCTCGTAAGGCTGACCAGCTTCTCAGCAGTAATGAGTTTGAAGCTCGGACTGCCTGCTCCGTTGATCAGGTTGCTTCGGATGTTCGTGATGTTCTTGTAGGCAGCGGCCTCCTTCGGCGTGCCAAGCTCCTCAAGAATCTCGTAGAATCTTTTGACATACTTGTATCCTTCATCATCCCTACTGCTGCTTACAAATCGTCGGTAGAGTTCCCTAAAGTATAGCGTTTCGCATTCGTTGAACCGCCTGATTTGCGTGCCGGACAGCTTGGCAGACTCGGCGGCGTCTAGCTCTGCTTCTCCACGGGTTCTTTGCTTTCCTCCCGCTGTGGGTGAGTTGATGCGATACTGCCCCATCCCGCGATAGAGATCGCCCATGTAGAATTGCATGAACTGCATGCTCTCTTGCACTGGCAGGGTGATGCGGTTCTGGGTGAACTTGGCACCATCCGGCATGATGGACATTGGCAACCATTCCATCTGTTTGAGGGTCTTCGTGGCGTCTGGGCCTTGACCTTCCAGTAGAAGCATGGAGTTGAGTCGCACGGCATCCACAAGGCTGTTCATCGTGAAGTCATACTGGCGGCAGGCGACGAAGCAGGCTTCCGCTTGGCTCTTGATGTCGTGGAAGAGTCCCGATCCCACCGAGTCGGTGATCATGTAAATGATTTCGTCCCAGCTATCAAACAACCCGACATTGATTTGCATGAAGCCATGCTGATCGCGCAAGGCGGAGTCGCTGATCTTGTCTGTCCCGCGCACTTCTTTATTCACATGGCTGACGATTGGAGTGTAGTCTTGAAGCACGACTGCCTTGGAGATTCTTCCGTCGAATTCTTTCCAGTAGACTTCGTAAAGGTCAATGGTCTGGTTAATGGATAGCGACCAGTTGAACCCTGCCTCAGTGATTGTGCGGAAAAACTCTTCCCGCGTTTTGTTCGTCTCTTGGAAGTTCCTATGGAATCGGATTGCGTCTATGACTGCATCCACATTCCACCCAAGCGACTCGGCGGCTTCCCTGTCTTTGATGACCTTGTAGAGTTGGTAGGGGGTGAGTCGAATTCGCCGCACAAATTCTTCCAGATTCGAGAAATCAATTTTGACATCGCTTGGAAACAACAGATCGGAAAGTGGGATGGCTTCGGGCATCCAGCCGAACGGGCTACTCCACATGCCGATTCCTTTTCCATACAGCAGCATGCTTGTGATGTCTTGCTCTTTGTTGTAGAGATACCCCGGCCATTCGCGCACCGCTTGGTCGAACGCTTTCGTGATGTTTTCCGAGTGGACGAGTCTTTCTTTTTTGTTTCCATATTTGGTAGTAATAGAAGCGCAGGCTTGGCGTTCTGTAATGACATCGTAGTAAGAACTCTTCTGATTGTTTACGATGAATTCTAATTGGCCCCAGCAGACATTGCTTTGCCAAGGCAGGGATTTGCTTGCCATTTTACTGTATTCAGTCGGGGCAAAACGGGAGTATTGCTTGTAGATGCGGATTCTTTTTTGCTCGCGGCCCACATTGTCCCTAGCTAGTTGGTCGGCGATGTTCCAAGCGTGATTGGCCGAGCTAATTCGTGTCTCTGGAACCTCGCCGTCTGGGCCAAGCGTGGCAAGTGAAAAGGAGTCGTATCCCGTATTAATCATAGTTCGCTATTATCGTTTACGATAATCATAATTCAACTTACAAAATCTTGTTCATCTTCTCTCTGCGTTTTGCACAAGAGAGACACCCCTTGGCTTTTCGTGCCAACTTTGTTCCAGCGATGCTGTCGATCATCTTTGCCGCCCCGTGGATAAGATTTGCGGTGACATCACCGCTTTGCTGCCAGCATCGGTCTTCTGGTTGGCTCGCGCAAATCTGTTGTTCCACCTGATACTCAAGATCATTTGGAATCGGATGCGCGTTGCTTTGCATGTCTTTCTTGATATTCGCTATGAGGCGAGTCCACGAATCTCCGTAGACTGTGGCGGGGAAGGATAGACTGAAGCGTTGTATCGTATAACGATACTTCCAGCCCGAAACTGGTGCTCTTTTTTTATCTTTGAGTTTCATGCTTGATCTAGGCGAGAAGATGTGGTCTTCTATAGCGGATGTCAAGCAAAAAAGGTATACAACGCTACGGGATTGTTTTCCCTGATAACATGGACGATCTTCAGATTGAGCTTTACTGCTACGCACTCACTCGCGGGCAGTATGGGAAGACGCTCTGTATCGAGAAGAATATCGACCTCTCGGAGTTTAAGCTCATGTCCCCCTTTGAGCATTTCATTAAAGCTGTCCAACTCCAGTGGCCTACCGATGTGATTATCAAGAATCGTGGCTATACGAACAACTCGATGCTCCGCACCTTTGAGGCTCTGTGTAATAATGACGATGTGGTTCTCGCCGGGGCTGCGTCTGCTGGCAAGTCGTTTCCCGTCTCTGCGTGGATTTATCTCGACTGGTGCGCGGCTCCCCATTGCACTTCTTCTTGGGTGGCGACTACTACCCTCGGTGCTTCGGAGGATCGTATCTGGGGTATCATCTCCAAGCTCTACAAGTGTGCCAGACATCGTATTGGGAACTTGATCGACTATCGCCACATGATTGTCTGGGGTGGGGCGAGTGGGCAGGATGAGAAGGAATACCAGAATGCGATCAAAGCTCTTGCTTTCCCACAAGGTAATGAGGGGCAGAAAGCGATTGATACCACTAGGGGGCGTAAGAATAAACGAATCCGCCTAGCTATGGATGAGTTGCCGGAAATGGAGATGGGTGCGCTGAGTGCTAGGCAGAATCTTTCCTCTAACAATGATAAGGTCTTTATTGGGATAGGTAATCCTTCTACGGGGGATAATCCTCACACTCGCTGGTGTATGCCCAAAGGTTCCTCGACCTTTGATAGTGTGAACCAAGATATGCTTGAGTGGGAGACGGAGAC